GGTGCCTGCCACGGTGCATTGATAGACGTTTCCGCCGTTGCTAACGCGGTCGCCAGCGGCATAGGCAGTGGTGGCACCCCACACATCCACAGCCACGATCGTGGCGTCGGCTGTGGTGGTGAAACGCTCACCGCTCACCTGGTTGGCCGCCTGACTACCCGTGGTGACTGATGTGGCGTCTGTCCCGGTGAGCGTGAGGGTCACGGTTGATGCAGAAGCCGGCTCCCGCGTCGTGCCTGTGAGGGCGCAGATTGATTCCAGCGCTGCGCCTGTTGCCTGATCAGGATCTTGGCTGGCGTACGTGGCCTCGGCCAGCTCCCACAGCAGGGCGAACCGCTCAGCGAGAATGCCGATCCACTTACCCAAGGGGGTATCATCTGACAAATCCAATGAGGACCCGTACTGATCGCGGAACGCCTGATTGATCTCACCCCTAATTACTTCAAGAGTCTTGGGTACGAATCCAGTTGTTAGCAGCCCATAACTCATAGTGTGAACTCCCCGGTTAGTGGCCCGAACGCGGTATCTACTACGTAATCCAGAGCGAACACACGAGTGTCGGCGGTGAATACCGGCGTGATCGACAGGATGGTATCCACGTAAGTCACCCCGAGGATCCTACTGCGGAAGATATCGAGCACCCGACGCTCGCTGTACTTCTGCCCCAAGACGTCCTGAAACCAAGGCGTCCCGTTTTCTAGGTCCAAGAAATACTCGCCCTTGAACGTACCTAGAGCCTCGTCCAGGTTATCGGCTACGGCTTCTAGGCCCGACGTTAGTCGGATACCCGCACCCGCGCCCGTGGTGGTGATCTCTAGGTCGCCGTCTGCGGTAAGCGCAAAACCAAGCGGGTCAGTCTCAGATGCCATCTATTCGATCTCCACTTTGGTGGATCCGCTAGGGGTCCATGCAGCCAGGATGTTTGCCTTGAGCGCTGCGCCACCGTCGCCAGCTACTACAGCAGCGCTCGTTATGGCAGACTTCAGGGCGTCGAGGTGGCTTTTACCCACCGCTGGATCGCTGGCGTCTTTGCTGCCTAGTTTGATGTCCCCCGAGAGGACCATCGCCCCGTCCGCTACCTGGTCGGAAGCCCCGCCGAAGAAATGAAGGCCGGGAATTGCTACCGCGTCGCTTGGGTCGTGGTGGCGGTCATCGTTGGGGTTCACTACACCGCCGTTCTTCAACCATTTGGCGATGCTGGAGTGACAGAACACCAGCAACACCAGATCTCCTTTTACGATCGGGAACGTGATCCTGAAGCCGCCGGCCCCCATGAACTGCACAGGCACACCGGGCACTACTGGGGGTGTCTCCGCTACGCGTGCGCCGGTCTCGTCCGTGTAGGGCCGCTGGATGAGTGGCTGCACATCGGCTTTCTGAGTGGCGCTGTCGTAGCTCTCCACGCGCCCTGGGATCGCGGTCATGATCTCGCGATTGCGAGACTCGATCAACCCATCGATCGCCTCTACTAGTGTTCCGTCGTCGCTCATAGCTGCCTAGCCTGTATCTCAGAGTACCACGGCTGCCCATGCGTATCACCCGTGTGCCGCACCTCCAACACCTTGAAGTTGCCACTGATGGTGCGGGACTGCACTTGGATCAGGCCGCCGGGCATGATGTCGGGGGAGAGCAGCATCTTAGTGGACAGGATCGGGGCCTTGCCTTTGGCCTCGGGGGTGCCCAGCTCGGGGGACCCGATCATGCCCGTGGACTGGGATACCACCACCGCGCGCACTAGGTTGGTGTCACCCTCGCGCAGGAGCACGAGCTGATCATCCTGAATGGATGCGCTGAACCCGTGGGGGTGCACCATCTTGGATAGCTGCTCCATTGAGGGGCCTTGGAGGGATACCCCATTCTCGATCGTGGTGAGGAACTCGCGGGCATCCTCCGCGTTCTTGGGGAGCTTCAGCCCCATGCTGTCCGCGGTGGCCTTCATCATGTCGCGCACGTTGGCGCCTACTTTAAATGACCTATTGATGCGGGCGAACTTTATCGCGTTGCTGCCTGTGCCGGCGGCGATATCGGTCATCCACTCGGTGCCGTCCCGGCGGCTCTTGCCGTCCTGAATGTCCCCCTTGAAGATCGTGCGGATGTCCCCCTCGTGCCCCGCGTCAAGTGTGACGTGCGCCGGTAGGGTCTGGAACTCGGCCCTGTTGCGCTCGCTCAGATTCGTGATCACGATCGACGCTGAGTTGGCGTCCTTCTTCAGCGTCTTGAGGATATCGAACTGCACGCGCAGATCCTCGATCGTGGTCAGTTGGGTGTAGGCGTTAAAGAACCGTCCCGCCTTACCCTTGACCTCGCCCCGTAACCTTGAGGCCACGGTCACGCGCACCTTGCGCCCGAACCTAGTCGACAAGGCCCGCCAGCTCCTCGGGGCTGTAGTAGAGCAGCAGCACCCGCGTTCCGATGTCCTCGTAGGTGGCTTCCACGCCTGCGCCGGACGCGTCCAACGTCAGAAAAGCCCCTGCTGGGAACCTAGAATCTGACGAGCGTACGCCAGGAGATGAGCCTAGTGTGACCTTGTTACCCGCGCGTATCATGTCTTCATCTGCGTCCAGCAGATCGAAGTACCAGGCGCCATCACGCCCGTTCCACCTAACATCAAACAGATACTCTGTACCATCAAGCGTGGTTGAGAAGCTGTAGTGAGCATTGCTGGGCTCTAGGGGCAGTTGTTGGGGCATGGTTAGAATAGGTCCACAAGTGATGCGGCCACGGTCTTACCGTTGCTGCTGGTAGCTACAGGGGTTTTTTCGGGGTCGAGTTCTTTGGTAGGCTTAGCCCCTCGGCGTTGCTTCTTGCGTGCCCGTGGGATCTCCACCAGTGTTTCTCTAGCCTCTGAGGCCACGGCCACCAGGTTTATACTCTGGAAGGTGGCCCGGAAATCTAGTGAGTCTTTGGGCCCGGTCTTGGCGGTGCTGAGCGATACCAAGGCCATGTCGGTGAACGTCGGAAATGAATCCGATCGGATCTCCACCAGGCGTTTGGTTTTTTGGATGTCGCGCAGGATGCCGTAAGCGTCCCCGACCGGCACCTCGTTCGCGTTGCGTTTGGCGCCTGTGAGGGGGGTGGCGCTCACCACGCCAGTGATCGCCACGGTATCCGGGCGCGTTATAATGTGGTCGGTGACGTCCGTTCCCTCATCCACGGGGTGGTTGGTGACCTCTGAGGTAGACGAGGGGTCAAGACTTACGACCGCATCGATCCGGTATCCGTCGATCGTGATCATCGTGGGGTTGCCTCTTTGACGGATCTAGCTAGTGCGGCCTCTACTTCGCGTCCTGTAGCTTGCGCGCTGGTGGTCTCGTTGATCGTGATCTGCGCGTTGACCGTAGGGGCCAGTGGGGCGCCCCCTGCATTCAAGCCCGGGTATAGCTCCACCGATGGGGGAGTAGTAGCCGCACCTGGGGCGAACACACCGCGCGACCTAGCAGCGGATAGGGTGGATGCAATCTCGGCCTCCCGCTGGGCGGCGGCGGCCTGTCGCTGATTGAAGCCGATAGAGTAGGATGCAGCCTCGGCGAAACCCTCCATAGCCTTGGCGCGCTCTGCCTCGGCTCGCTTCTCTTTCATGGTCTTTCGCCCAGTGAGCCCTGAGATCAGGGCATCGCCCCACTCTACAGCCTCCCTGATGCCGTCTCGAAACCACTTGAGGAATGAGATGATATCCTTACGCCACTGGTCGGCAGAGTCTCCGAACATGCGACCGATCACGGAATCCTTACCAGTCAGAAAGCCGATGAAGTCCTCGATCGCAAGGGCCAGCAGCGCGACCAAGGCCACCATGAGGAACAGAGGTGCAGCTGCGGTAGCCCACGCGATCGCCATCTTGATTGCGGCGCGAATGCCACCGGCGGCCATGATCGCCTGTGCGGCGGTGATCGCCATGATCGCCAGCTTCCAGGCCACGAAGAGTCTGATCAGCGACTCGCCGTGATCAAGCAGGAACACGATCGACTTGCCCAAGAACACCACTGCCTTGATCAGCAGCTGCATGAACTTCAAGAGCTTCTGCTTCAGCATCTCTCGGTTGGCCTTGACCCACGCGAGGAACTGCTTAGACATCTTCTTGATGTGGGGGAGTAGCGCCACCACTGCCTGATTGCGTAGGCCTATTAGTGACGTTTTGATCCGTAGAACAGTGTCGTTGTACTCCTCGAACGCCTTGGCATCTTGTGAACTGATCTGCGCGCCGGTCTTGGCGAACTCAGCACGCATGCGCTCGATCCCGCCGCTGCCCTCGTTCAACAGCGGGATCAGCTCGGCACCGGCACGGCCAAATGCCTTCATTGCTAGTGCGGTCTTTTCTGTCCCGTTAGGCATCTCCGCGAATCTATCGGAGGCCTCTAGCAGAAGCGTGTCTAGATCTTTGATCTCCCCGCTGGTGTCTTTGATGTCGATGCCCAGCCGCTTGAAAGGCTCTTGGGCAGACTTCAAGCCCTGCCCTGCGTCGTCTGCAGTGCGCGCGAATCGTTGTAGCCCGGTGCGCAGCGTGCCTATGTTGGTGCCGCTAAGCTCGGCGGCGAATTCCAGCTGTTGTAGTTTCTCAATCGAGATCCCCACCTTGCGAGACATCTTGGCGAACTCATCAGCTGTGTTGGCCACCGCACCGATTGTCTTGTGTAGTGCTGCGGCTGCGCCAACCCCAGCAACAGCCACGGCGGCGGCTGCCTTCTTGGCAGACTGTAGCAGTTGCTCAGCCCTACGAAGCGACTTCGGATCGGGCTTGATCCGCAGCACCGCGAATAGGTCGGCTACCTTCATCGTCGGCCCTTCTTACTGCGCTGTGCGGCCTTCTCCTGGGCGCGGCGCTGTGCCCCTTGCCACGCATCCAGCGCCCTGTTGGACAGGTCTACGTCATCTAGAGACACTGCATCCATGTTGGCCACGTCTAATCGATCTTCGCACACCAGCCGGTACACCGGCCAGGCTTCTTCAACAGTTGGATCTAGCCGGAGGGGCTCGCCTTTACCGCCGCCTCGGGGGGTGTCATCTCGGAGACGGCGCCGATAAAATCCGCGAAATTCAACTCCACAGAAAACCACAGCGTTTGAAAAAGCGCCGGGAGGTTGCCTTCAAAAGCCTGATCAATCTTCGCCCCGCTGGTGAGGTCGAATAGATCACCGTCCTTGATCACAGATGTTGAGGACAGCAGCTGCATCATAAGCTTGTCAGCGTCGGCGTCCTCGAGGGCTTGAAAGAAGCGCTGGAAGGCTGGCCCAACGGCAGACAAATCCACGGCACCAAGATCCTTGATCTGGGATGTCTCCAGCTCGGCTAGGGCGGGGGCCATGATGGCGCCCAGCTTCGGGACAAGCGCATAGGCCCGCCTGGCTGGCAGCTGAGTGCAACGCACTGTTAGCCCGCGGATGTCGCGGGTCTCGGTCTGTAGTCCCATTCTGTGCTCCTATGATAAAGGTTAGAGTACGGATCCGCCTACGTACATGTCCAGTTTGGCGCAGCGGATAACCCACTCTCGGGCGGTGGATGCGTCGGCCGTCTCCACATTAGCGGGTTTCATCACCCACGCCTCAGAGGCGGTGCATAGGGTGGTACCATTCAGATCCACAAGCTCCACGTTGCCATAGCCCAGGCCGCTCAGCTTATCGGCCAAGAGCTGCTGACTCAGGTAGTCATTGGATGGCGATGCATCTTGCAGGTTGATCGTGACGGTGCCTCGGTCGTCGTGCTTTCGCACGCGCACTACTTCACCGTCTATGCCCACCTGGTCCTCGAAGGTGTCGGTTTCCTGCTCTACAGTGATGCCGGTGCCCTCGAAGAACCCTTGGATCTGGACACCCTTATAAGTGAGGATTACTTTTTTTGGGTCGTAGTTTTTCACGCTCTGCTTCTCCTACGCGGTCACGGATCCGGTGATGGTGCTCTTGTGGATGGCACCTGCCAGGGTGCCAGAGAACTTCACATCTGGTAGGGTTCTGGCGGTCTTGTCGGCCGTGCTGACATCCGCCACCTTGGGGGCAGTCACCACCGGAGCGGGGTCAGCAGCTAGGCCACCTCGGGCAATACCTCGCTGCAGGCTGGCGCTGACTCCACTTGTAATGACTCGTACGCCGGCATCCGTGAAAGGCACTTTACCGGACGCCGCCATGTTCTCGAACACGGTCTTTTGCGTGTCGTCTTCTAGCCAGTCCAGAAAGCGCTGAACGTCCACGTAATCACCATCGGCCGTGGTCCCCTCAGCGAAGATGTCGAGGCCCGCTACGGTTTCGAGGAAGTTAGCGGATCGCGCGACCAGGTTAGCGCGTTGGGTAGCGGTGAGGTTGCGCACACCAGGGCCGGATACGCGCTTGAACTTCCAGGTGATGGATCCAGGATCCTCTGGGAGACAGCGCCCTGAGATCGCGGCATCAAGAAACTCCACTGGTGAGGGGTGGTAGATGGGGATCGTGCGAGCTCTATTGGCCGTAGCCAGATCGTCTAGGGTGTCACTGTTACCGGCTGCGGTATTGATCGCGTCGGTCTCGTTGACTGCGACGGCATAGATCTTTTTGTTGCTCTCTACCCAAGTGGCTGCGGCCAGCACGTATGCATTCGAGTTGTATGCCGTCTTAAGATCGTACCAGTCGTTATCCTCAAGGGAGATGGCGGCCAGGTCGGTAGCGACACCGGGATCCGAATGGGTCTGCTCGATCTTCATGTTCACGTTGTCGAGAACCTCGAGGCTGAACCAGTCGCCGGCTGCGGTGGCGGTGATGGTCACTTCGGTGGTGCCATCCACAGCGGTGTAGTTTTTTCCCGTGACGCCGTTGAGCGCGGTGGTGAGGCCTGCGGTGATCTCAGCCACGGTGGCGGAAGCGTCGGACGTGAAAGACACTTCTTCAGAGGTCACGCCTTCGCCGTCCACCTGGATCGCGTATTCGTGCGAGTCCTGGGCCAGTGGGGTGATAACGTACACCTGCGTTGGCTGCAGAGCCGCACGCCCGATCTTTACCCTCTCCGGGCGCGGGTTTTGGCTAAAACAGGCCTGCGCAATAAGGTATTCGGGGGAGTCTGTGGCAAACCCGTCTGAGACAATCCCGGTAAGTCCAGTGTATTCCCGCACGCGTTCAGCAAAGCTAGCGTTATGGGACAGGATCAGGGGCGTTCCAAAGCCGGCACGCGAGACCCCCACAGAGTCCTGGGAGATGGTGATGGATACGTGGTTTGAAAGGGTCATTGATCCTCCAGGGCTATACTAGCACAATGCATGCCTAGTTGTAATACGTTGCAATATGTTTACCAGTCTCGGGCGCATGCCTCTTTGTGCGCCACGCCTGCCAGGCTCCACAAGGAATCCGACAGGTGGGCCCCGTCGTAGTTGCCCGACATCATGTAACTCAAACAGTGGGCATACTCGTGGATCAGTGCAGTTCCGCACGTCTTCTGGGGGTTTAGATGAGACACAGCCACGTAGATCTCATCACATGAGAACATCAGCCCGTGGTAGCACTTGCCGTCGTAGACGACAGCAGTATCATCGTCGTGAGGGCATTTGGTGATCACCCAAAATGGATCGGGGATCTCTGCAAACAGATCTCCAAAACGTACACCATATGCACCTTCCACCAGTGACTGAAAAAGAAGCATGGATTGCCTTTGTCCATACATGCGATAGCGACTAGCGCCTTCGATCCCCCGGTACTCGGGGGCTCGGTCGTTGTCAATATCGCCACAGGCGACCAGGGCAATCAGGAACACTAGCAATATCATCGTCTTCACCCTACGTTGTTGGGATTCCGCAAGAATGGCGACTGCCCCGCGATGACATGAGGCAGGCGCAAGACCTCTTCGCCGTCGATGACCTCGCCGACCAGGCCGAGGTTTGCCAGCGCGGCTTTATTGTTCTGCCACCGCTGCCAGGTCAGCTCGTAGACGTCGGCGCCGACTCGCTCCTCAAGCCACAGGAAGGCCCGAGCAGGAGCGGCCACGAACGCGATCCAGCGATTCGCGTTGCTCAAGAGCACCTGCGCAAAGAGCGTGTGTTCTCGGTAGGTGATGCGCCACAGCTTCCCGTTGCGCTTGACCACGGCCTCGGCTGGCAAGTTAAGCAGTGGGTTGCCACCGCTCTTGGGTACGTCCACTATTGCAATGCGCTTGCTCATGCCGCAATCTCCTCCGCCGCGTCGTATGCCTTCACGCTCTGAATAAAGCCATCCAGCGCGGTATCCGCCGTGCTTCCGCTCGCTCCGATGCAAATCTCTGCGGTGTAGCCGCCGCCGCTGGTGAAGCTTGCCCCGCTAGAGACCTTGGCCGCGCTGTTGAGCTTGCCCCGCACCGAGTTGCTATCGAGTCCAGCGCTCTCATCCCACTGACACCGGGCCGTGTACTCGGTATCGATTGCGACAGTGCCGAGCGTTATTGTTGCGACCGCTGAGCCTGTGCTGTCGTTGACCAAGAATTTGAGCGCGCCGGTGTCGTCGACGTACAGCGCGCGGCGATCCGCAGCTGTCACCGTGTCGAAGACATAATGAGTCTCTCCTGTCGGAGGAAGCACCTTGAGCGCGAAGACGGCTTCAATCTCGCCCGTTGACTCCTGCACGTAGTCGCCCGCCGCTCGGTAGTCGGACTGCACGACACTGGCGCTTGCGCCACTGGTGCGGATGTCGGCGCCGTCTCCAGCGCCTTCGCGCAGGCCCCAGAGCCACGCGATGACTGTCTCTGTACTCGTGTCCACCTCGACGCGGACGCTGGTACTCAGTCCACCGGCGATGGTCGATGCCGTGACGCTCACCTTCTGCGGCGTGCCGGTGCCGGTGAAAGCCTGTGCGCCGAGCTCGGCGCTGTTGCTCTCGTCGTACATGATGACGCGTCCGGTGACGCCTGCGCTCACCTCTTCGATCCACACCGTGGCGGTGTATTGCGTGGACGCAGACGTGGTGCAGGTCTTGGCGAGGTAGCCGTCTGCTGCGGTGGCTAGCAGTGTCGAGGCGGCTCGGAAGCCGTCTGCTGCGTCTGCTGCGTCGTCTGTCGCAGTAATATTGCTGGCCGTCGCTCCCGTGGTGTCCTCTGAGTAAGGCACCAGGCTGGTATGCGCGTTGTTGCAGTACAACCCCAGCCCGCTCGTGAAAGCCGCGTCGTATCCGATCGGAAGCGTGTCGTCAGTTAAGTGGGCGACATACCCCTCCTCTACGGGGACGCTGATGAGGCTTGCTCTGGTCGCGGTAGTGAGTAGACCGGTCGGGTCGGTGGCGTGCTGCCAGACGGTATCGATCTCATCGTACATAGCTTGCGCATCGGCGCCGACTGTGAAGCCAAAATATAGATACTGGTTGCCCTGTGTCCCTTGTGCGCCGCCTGAGCTGTAGCCGTTTAGGTTGATCGGAGTCGTACTGTCGATGCCGCCGGTCAGCGCTGCCGTGCTGGTACTTGCCTCCGATGTAATATCCGTCTTGAGATACAGCAGGTCGTTGGTGCTGTCGTAGTAGATGGTCGCGTAGTGAGGCGCGCCGTCGGAGAAGCTGGCACTAGGGACCCCGGAGTTTAGCGTAACGCTCGCTGCAGTATCGGTATATAGGCTGGCTTGCAGCTGACCTGAGAATGCTGTGTACAGCCGCCACCCCCCATCTGTCAGATTGAATTTGCTGAACAGGTAGTCTCCAGAGACAAACTCTTTAGGCGCCCGCCACACGATGCGCGCGCAGAAGTCCTCAGATCCCAGCGTCACGTTTCCGGCTGTCGCAGAGTCACACTCTAACCGGTCGCCGCCGTCAAGCGCCTCCCACGCCTTGCGAGCGGTGTAGCTAGATCCGTCGTAGACGCCGACGGCGGTCTGCCCGGTGAGTCCACCGGCGCCGTTGTCCACTAGCTTGACCGTGCTCTCACTGCTCGTGTAGCCGGTCGAGTAGGTCTGCATGTCCCACTGTTCGTCTGCGTAGGCCGACGAGAAGCCGGTGCGGCCCGTGAACCAGGAGGTGGACGGCGTGCTGAAGTCTAGGTCGGCTAGGGTTTGTGTCCCGCCCTCGAACAACGGGCGAGGGACTAGTGAGCCGACCAGTATAGGCGCCGGCAACAACCCTGGGATCAGTTTTTTGAGTAATCCAAATCTGCGCATACTAGGCCTCAGAATCCAAGATCAGGAGAGTACCATTGATCAAGTTCTCTACCTCCACGATCTGGATGTATGTGGCGGTCCCGGTGAGTTCCGAGCTGGTTATCCCGTGGCACGTCGCTATGGCGCGGGGCTCAAATACAGAGCCCCCGATAACACCACTAATTTTTGTTATCGGATCCTTTCGCGCTGGGGTCCACCCAGCGGTGCTAAGACCATCCCTCACGGCGTCTAGCTCGGCGCTGTCCATCACGTGATCGAGCACAGCAACGGGGCTTGTAGTGCCTGTAGCGCCGCCCTCGAAGCACTGGAGAGTGAGGGTCAATTCCTTCACCTGATAGCGGGTCTCGATCAGTTCTTCGCCGGGGTCTCCGCCCGCGTCAAACTCGTGGGTGCCCCAGCCCTGGCCGACATTCCGCACGATGGCAGATAACGCGATGTAGGAATCATCCGGGCGCGGGGCGCCTTGCTCAGCCCAGATCGTGGTGAGTCCGCTAGCGGTAGCCACCCAGCTCTGGATCGCGTCCTCGAGTGTCGCCCAGCTAAGCATTGACGATCCTCCCCACGATCACCTTGTAGTGGTCGCCGCCGACCTTGGATCGCGTCCACGTCTCCACAATCAGCACCTTCCAAGACTCACCGGCGATAGAGACCACATCGGCGGGGGTGCCGGTGTCGCCCATGCGCTCTGTGAAGAGCTGAGATCTGGTGTAGAGCTTGCGGGTGTTTTCTGCGTGGAAACCCTCGGGGAGTAGCTGTAACGCATCACCGGTGACCGGTTGAACGCACGCCTCGATGCTCACCACGCTGGTGCTACCAGGGACCCACCGACCGCTGACGTAAGATCCTGCTGACCCTCTGGTTACCGAGTAGGTGCCCTGGGCAAATCGATCTATCACTCCAGCGAGGCTCACCCGTCGCTCACTTCGTAGCTGACTGCTTGTAGCATACGCCCAGTGTCGATAAGCGGGCGGCTGCTCTTCTTGCGCGCTATGGTCGCTGGCTTCAGTGGCTTCAGATTCGCCCCTTGACGGACGTATTTATTGACCTCTGAGACGCCGGCTTGTCCCAGGATCTCCAGCGCTTTTTTGTGTGTCAGGCGACCATCCACCACCGCCTTGGCCAGCTTTTTCATGAGGGCGCTGATTGTCCTGTTGTCACCCCGCAAGGGCGCGCGCAGAAATGAGCGCTCGGGGATGCCGGCTGCGGGCGACCCGAACTCATGGATTGCGGCGAGCTCCACAAGCGAAATACTGCCTTTTTCCGCTTTCTGTTTGCCTCCCTTGGACGCTAGCACACCCACTTTAACGTGAGACCCCTCGGCACGCTTTAGCTTCCGCTTTAGCTTCCGCCACACCTTATCATTGACTAGTACACCTTTTGGATTTGGCATTAGTACCCCCCGAGCACTATGGGGGAGCGTGCTGCGGACGTGCGGATCATGGACAGGTAAAGAGCACCATAGCCGGTCATCGCCAGGTAGGCAGGATCCATATCAAAGGATCCATACGAGCGGGCCTCATCCCCTAGCGACTCTGCGGTTAGGGGCCCGCCTGCCCCGCCTGCCCCTCCGGGTAGTGCTAGTGTGCCTAGGTGCGCTGCAAGGTAGACACGGGCCAGCTTCACTCGGGGGCTGTCCTCACCGGCATCACCTCCCACACAAGTAACGTCTAGCGTCGCGTTAACGAACGCTAGGATGTTGGTCTGCGCACCAGCGCTCACAGAGGATAGTTCTGCTGCGTGGTCCTCTACATCACTCCACGTGATATCAGCCATTATCGCGCCTCTTGTACCGGATATAGATCCGCTCGTAGAGCTACTGCTGCGCTGAGAGTACCCTCTAGTGCATACAGCACGGTGCGTGGTCGGTGCCCAATCCTAGTGGCGTACCCCTTTAGAGCGGTGAGACTAACTGCGCCATCTGCGGCGGGGCCCAGCAGTCCATACGACAGCGCCTCAACCTCGAATGCGTTATTGCTACCACTCATGTAATCCCCTGACTCTGAGCCCTCGAAGCTGTGCGTGCCGGTGCCCGCGTCGGTGATGTCGATCGCCGTTCCTTCGATTGCGTCCTCTAGCGATGCTGCCAACTTGAAGTTGTCAGCGTCCACATAGATGATCCAGTAGTCCGTGGTTAGGGTTAGCCCTGCGGGCAGGGTGTCGGTGGTGGTCAACTGGATTGGACCGTCACCTTTTGCCAACCCGTGGGACGCTGCGGTGATCGTGTCGGTGCCCGCAGTCACCGTGTCCATATCATCGCTAGCGATCTGCGTTTGGTTCTGGACGTATCCTTGGAGCTCTAGATCGGTAAGGTCCACAGCACCGGCGGCGCTTAGTTCCAAATCAAACTCGGACGGGACGCTAGCACCAGCATTCCAAATGCTCTGTACGTCTGCCACCTCTATCCCATTGGTAGCGGATGCGGCGGGGAGTGACGTAGCCGCGCTCACAATGGACAGGCCTGCAAAGCCCTTATGTACCTTCAAATCGTTCATGTCGTTGGCCTCTTGGTAGAAACCCCGCGCGCCTAACCCGACTCGGGATGGGCTACGCGGGGTTGCTCAGGTCAGGTAGCAGTGTGTGACTTAGGCGCCGATTTCGTCACCGTAGCAGATGGCTTTTGGGTAATGCACCTCAACACCAGCCAGGCGAGAGTGACACAGGGTCACGGTCTTGAAGCCTCGGTTCTGCGGGGGGAGCTGCTCGAAGGGTTGCGGGGCAACACCTTGCAGAACCTCCTCTGCGCGGCGGTAGGCCACCATCCGTTTGCCAGTCCACTCCGATGCTGGTGCGGCTTCTAGTTTCGGGTCGGCTTCCACCTTGGTGATAGCGGTGGCGTTAGCCAAGAAGAACTGCAGAACAGTGCCGTCGATGCCGTCTCCCATGCGCAGCTTTGCGATGCGGTTCTTTTCGCTGAGGGGGAGAATCAGCGTATCGGGGCGCTCCACCTCAAGGGTGGTTTCAATGATCGTGTTCTCCATGCCGAAAAGGTCGGTGAGGATCTCGTCTGGGGTCTTGGCACTCCAGTACTTGGAGCCGGCCGCCCCCGCCGGGGGAGTATACGTACAGGTGTTGGACAGGGTGTAAAGACCCTTCAGCCCCCAGGTGCTATCCCCCAGCAGCATGACGCGATCAAGTTTCTGCTCGTGCAGCATGCGGGCTGCGCGCGCCTTGCGTGCGGGGAGTCGGTTACCAGCCATGGCGGCGGATCGAATCTCCTGAAGCGAGAAGCTGTATTTGTTCTTCACTGCAAAGATGCTTTGAGCCTCGCGCGTCTTTTGCACGTTGACCTCGGGACCTTCGGAATCGTAATCCGAACTGATCTCGGCGTCGCCCAGCTCTTCGTAGGACTCAAAGGCCACGGTCTCGGCACCGGTGGGAACACTGGTGTCAATGGGCACGAACATACGAGCCTTGAACTGGGGGAACTTGATGTCATAGGTTTGAGCACGGACGTGCTCAAGCTCGTGGCGCAGGTTGAGGGTCTGAGCCGCATCGAGTTTAAGTTGTGCGGCCTCTGCGGCATCGAAACGCATAACCGCGTCAGAGAATTTGGTGTCTTTGGGTGCCATCTTTTTGGGGTCCTTCTGGCCTACTGAATGTAGCGGCCTTCGATCTGGATTCGGCCAGCTGGGAGGGTTGCAGTTCCGGTTTCGTCAAACTGGATGCTGAGCACATCGTCTGCGTCAAATACTCGAGCGCCGTCCACAGAGGACAGCGTAAAGTCAACGAAAGTATCCGCAGCTACAGTGCCTTCCTGCCCGGTCTCAGTAGACCAATCTGCGGCCTCAGTGGCGCCGTTGTTGATCTTGAGGTGGAAGAAGTTAGCGGCGTCAGCAGCCAAACCAGTTGGGTTGACGTAGCGAACCTGCTCTACCACGAATTTGCGACGGACCTTGAAGAGTTTGATCTCTTCGTCGGCGGTCTTGCTGGCGTGGTCGTAGAAAAAGACGACCCTTTCAGCTTCGTGGTTATTTGGTCTGCGGATACTCATGGTCTACCTACTAGGTAAGCGGGTTGAGGAAGTCGAATCGAAGCCAGGCAAGGCCACCCGCGCTAGCACTGGTCTCCCACACACCACGACCGGTCATGTCGATGGTGTCGGTGCCATCTGCGGCGGCCAGCAGCGCTCCAGCATCCTCTGCGCCTGCAGCCACTGCTCGGACGTGGAGGGGGTCACCGACGTTGCAGCCGTCTTCGCAGGCGACTAGCATACGACCGGACACAGCCACGTTAAGGCGCTCACCAGACAACACACCATCGTCATCGAGTTGCTCAGAATCGTAGGCGTGCGAGTGCACCACAATGCCGGGAACTTTCTCGCCGGTGATGGCGGTTAGCAGCTTAGCGCTGGTGGGGTCGGTGGTGGATGCACGCTTGACCGCAAGGCCAAACCCGATAGAGGCGCTAGCCTCATCGTTTCGCATGGTCATCACTTCGCTGCGGTACTCCCCGTCTAGCATGCCGGCGAATCCAATGGTTCTGGTGTTGCTGTAGCTGGTCTGTGCCATCTTGTTTATTCCTTGTCGCTATCGCCCTTCCAGGCGGTGCGGTATCGATCGTTCATCCGCTGCTGTGCGGTTTCTGAGGGGCTGAGCTTGCTGCGCTTGTTGGTGTGATCGACTCGGCTTTGGCCGGCGTAGATCTTCTCCTCTGCCTTGCCTTCGGCAAGTGCTTCAAGGGCAAGATCGAAACGCGCTTGCACGTAATCTTCCGACTTACCTTCGCAGTCAGCTTTGATGCAGGCTTCCTTGATCTCGCGGTCGGTCTTTCCGTCTGACTCGAAACCCTCGCCAAGAATTTTGGCGGCGGTGCCTTCCAGCTCTACCCGAGCTCGGACGGCGGCGGCAAACCCTTCGGCGGCGTCGGTGCGGGATTTCTCGGCGGCTTCAAACTTGGTCTTGAAATCGTCGCGCTCGGCTTCAGCCTTATCAAGGCGAGTCTTCAAATCGTCGCGTTGAGTTTCGGCAGTGTCTGCACGCTGGCATGCCGCCGCTAGTTTTTCCGCCAGCTGGATCATGGTCTGGTCTTTCATAGTGTCCTGTTCCTCAGTCTGATAGGCCGCGCCGTCCATGCGGATACGGGCTTGTGGACCTGCGCGGCCCACGGTTACTAGAGCAACATGGTTGCCCTTAATATTGCGTTGGATCGCGTCGTACTTTTCGCCCTCGGGGGTAACCCCGGGGGTGTACTCAAGATCGCAGGTGTACCCGCAACTCAATTGAGTTTTGCCGGCGTCCAGCTTGCGGACGGCTTCGGCGTCGTTGATCGCGAGGGGCGCGATCATGAGGTTGCCATCCTGTCGGACGTTTTCCCCCACGGTGCCGATCGCGATCTCTTTGACAGACTCAGCAGTCACCATGCCTTTTGGGTGGTCATCGGTGACGGGTGAGAACTGGAAAGTACTCATGCTACCCGCGTTGAACACCTCTTCAGGGGGGCGATACTCAAGGCGCTCGCTTCCGTCGTCGTTGCGGTACTTGAAGACTCCGGTACGAGTCAAGGCACCGTCAACGATAACTCGCCCGTCGTCCAATCGACGAGGAGATCGCAGCGTGCCTTTGTCAGTGCGGAATACCATTTGCAATGCAAAGGCTAGCACGCGTTTTGCAGGAAATGCAAGAGGCGATCCAAGATCACTCCCACGGCTCGCACGCCAGCCCACACGCCTCTAGTACGTCATGATATCTAGGCCAGCGCCAGGTACTCGCAGCCACCGTGTCCCCCCTGGAGATCACACCGGCCCCCATCAGCGAGTGTAGCAGGGATGTGATCACCAAGGTAGCCACGCCTCGACCCCGGTGCTCCTCGCTGACATAGGCACCTATTACAGGCTGACCATCCCACTCATAGGTAAGCGCGGCCCACCCGGTGATCTCTCCATCCTCAAGCGCTAGAGCGGTCCATGTGCTGCCGTCGTGGTGCGTGAGGCTCCACAGACCCCAGGCCACTGGACCGATCGTCAACTCGCGCAGGCGCGCGCGGTAGCCTACAGGCAGGTCACCCATTTTTGAGATCAGGATCTGATTCGATTTTCGCGGCGCGGCCATTCCCTGAAGGGTACCACTGAGCACTTGCCAGTATTAGTTTTTCATTTGACGTTTCATGTTTCAACGTGGTAGGTTAAGCGACCAGCACGGTGGCGGCGGTGAGGCCCCAGCCAAGGCACCCCACCCGCATCCGTTCCTGGTCGCTTACCTGATACTACCTAAGGTGTACACGGATCCTGTTGTAGTGCGCTTGTAGTTGTACTACAATCGCACTATGGTTAAGAACAGGCCCATCCAGATACGATTGAACGAGGAAGAGCGCGCCGCCGTGGAGGCCCGCGCAGAGTCCGAGGGGACCTCTATCAGCGCCGTCATTCGGAAGGCTATGGAAGTACACCTGAAGAGGCCGTGTGCCCGGTGCGGTGGTAGCGGTCGCGAGCCCCGCGCGTCGAGGCTCCTACCTGATGGATGATCGGACAACGGTTTCGCTCGCTAGCCTACTAGGTCATCTAGCACCGGCTCCGCGTAGCACCTGCAGTTGACCGGCTGCCCGGGGCCACCCTCGGGGGGGTTGCCCCAACTGTACTCCACGCCCTCTCGAGCCGCGTGCTCGGGCCGCACGCGCTCATCGTTGGATGTGCGCCAAATGAACCGCTCCACGCCTAGGGCCTTCTGCCGCTGCTCCTGGACGGCGCCGTAGTACTTCCCCACCTGATCCCGGGCGATAAGCTTGGCGCGGCGCTCGGCGATCCCAAAGCGATCCTGAATCTGCTTCGCGATGTCCTTGTGTAGCGCCCCCACGCGCACCTGCTCCTGCACGAGGGTCTCGATCTCGTCATACATCCTCTGTGGCAAGTTGCGGATCAGGGATACGTTGGACGCTGTAAACGCCTCCGACGCTGCGGCTAGCCCCGGGTCACCGGCGAACACGTCGACGCCCAGGACAGAGCGCACTTGCTTGCCCATCTGAATTCGCTGCCAGGTCTCGACCTTTTGCGCGAACTCCCGAGACAGGGCATCCAGCGCACCGACCGACATGGCGCGGCGCAAGCTCTCGCGCGCGATCTCGATCAGCTCGTAGATGCGCCGGCCCTCGCCAGCGTCCAGGCGCGCGGAGTCCAGCACTGTGCGGTCGTGCGCTGCGGCCTCCACCATGGAGGGCAGCTCCTCGAGTAGCGGCTTTAGTTGATCCTGGGCCTGCCTAACGATACGCAGTAATGCACGCGCATACTCGCGCTCTACTCCCTTCGGGTAGATCTGCCTTGGCACTCGCTTGCGTCGTCTACGCTTACCACCGAACGCGCGACGGATCGCTACCTCTGCGCGCGTGCGCGCGGCTCGTCGGTTAGGCATCCTCGTCTTCCTCGTCTTGCTCCTCGCCCTCTGTGGGCTCACCTTCGGCACTCACGTTGTCACCGGGTGCCGGCGGGCTTTCGTCTCGGGGGTCTTCGCCTTCTTGAGTCTTGAGCCTTTCCATCTCGAGAGCGTCTGCCTCTGCCTGTGCTTGGTCCGCTTCGAGCTCTAGCTTTTCTCTCTCTTTCCAGTCTACCACGATCTCTGGTGAGTAGGCATCCCCCCCAAACAGCGACTGCGCCACCTCTTCCGGGTAAAGCACGCCAGCCTCGATCAGCACCTTCGCAGTCTCTGCATGTATCTGGCGCGTCTCTGCGATCTCCTTGTCGCTGGCCTCCTTGATCGGACGACCTTGAATTGACCATCGATCGGGGGTAGAACCCGCTTCTGCAAGAAGAGCCGCAGTAAGCTTTTCTAGTGCTGGTATTGGTTTATGATCTCGGTAAGTGCCTAGCGTGTCGTACCAGATCTGCAGATCACTCTCGCCGGTGGCGTTCAGACCTGCCGGGGATCTACCAAAAAGCACAGTGACGGGCATACCTACTGCGGCGGCAACGCGTGATTCAAAGCGATCCAGCAGGTCGGGGAGGCCGGTCAGCGGGGTCGCTTTGCGCTCGAATTCTTCTTCCCCGTCGATCACCATGGCGCGTACTATGGATCGGGACAGGTCCAGGGCTTGGAGTCGCCTTCGGAAGGCTTGATCGTCATCGTTGGCGAGGATCTGGGCCAGGCCTTGGATTTTAAAGACGCTCTGGGAGAAGTCTTGCGTTAGTGTGGCTGCCGCGTCCCACACGCCGTTAAAATCTCTGAGTACACGGTACATCAGGGTCAGTGCAGAGTCGCCCCAGCCATCTGTGGTGCTGTCGGCGTTCACCACGCGCCCGCCGAAGCTGATCAGTCTAGATTCGTGGATCTCGAATGGTTCCGCCCCCCACTGGCCATCCTGCTCGACGCCTCTAGAGATGGGGGACACCTGGAAGATACTGGGCTTGCGAAAGTTGGGCGCTAGGGGGTTGGAGTAGTACCACAGAGGGGTGCACTCTCGAGGCTCGAGGACGGTCAGGTAATCCACACTGCGGACGCCATCCAGATTCAGCGGGGTGCGTAGATCCTGCCCGTCATCCGCGCCGATGATGATCGCCCCACCACCGTACGCGCGCTCATAGTGTAGGGCCGCTCTGATCGTGCCCACAGCCCCCAGATCTTTCCAGCGCTGCTCAATCTTTTCCTGCGTGTCCTTCGCGTCGTCCCCGGAGATCAGCAAGTCGAAGCCGGGTGCGATCGCGTCGTCAGGCAGCTTCTCAATCGCTCTAGCTGCGGTGTCGTCACCACGCATGAGGGCCACAGCCTGGTCATAGTCTACGATATCGGCCGCAAAGCTCGAGTGCGTGCGCTTATCTAGCGTGGTCCCCACACCACTGAGAGCGCTCGTCCACCCGTCCTCACGCCTAAGTAGTGGTAGACCATCCTTGCGCGGGCGTCCCCGGGGGTTACCGCTGATTCCCTTGACGTATCGGCCTGTTTTTGGGTCTCGTCCCATGCACGGATTGTGCCATAAATTAGCGGTGGGATCCCTGTTTTCTGGGCAAGAATGCATTAACAGGCTGTACAGGGTAGTGCGTTTGTATTACGGTATACCAATGACCGACACGGATCTGAAACAGACACTAAAAATGCACTCTAAGTGGCTGCGCGGCGAAGCCGAAGGCGAGCGCGCGGACCTTCGACACGCGGACCTTCGACGCGCGGACCTTCGACGCGCGAATCTTCAAGGCGCGGACCTTCGACACGCGACCCTGTACGGCGCGGACCTTCGACGCGCGGACCTTCAAGGCGCGAACCTTCGATACGCGACCCTTCGACGCGCGGACCTTCGATACGCGACCCTGCACGGCGCGGACCTTCAAGGCGCGAACCTTCGACGCGCGGACCTTCGACACGCGACCCTTCAAGGCGCGGTCTACAGCTGGCAGTCTCATTCGTTGATCGCCGAGACACTGAGACAAGCTGCCGGGGACTCAATCTCACGCAGATCCCTAGCGGGTCTGATCCTAGTCTCACATGATTGGTGCTGGGATGTGTGGGATACACTCGATCATCCTGAGAGGGCCTGGGCGCTAGATGTCTTGCGAGGGTGTGTACAAGACGGTGATGAAGCGCCTGAGATTTTGAAAGGAACCGACAAATGAGCAACACACACGAGACGGTACCTCCAGGTGCTAGGGCTTGTGTCATCTGCGCTAAGCTCTTCGAGCCTTACACCCTGGGGCAAGAGGCATGTCACGCATGCACACAGATCGAGCGCCTCACGGCAAGGATCACCGAAGCGCTGGAGCACCTGGAGGGGTGCGAGGACATGGGGCGCGCTGCGTTGGTGGACGCAGCGCTTGCCGCTATGGAGGCGCTTGCAGAGTAATGTCAATGCAATCATTTACAGGGTCTGTGTTCCGCATCGAGCTAGGGGATCATGCAGGAAAGTGGCGAGGACGTATCAACATCTCTTGTCTGGTAGCAGAGCAGGCCGTTTTCGACACGCGCGAGGAGGCTTGGGGCTGGATCATCAGGAAATTCGAGGAAAGGGCCGGGAAATGAGCAACGAAGAAGAACTGGCGAAGGACGGTATTGAGCTATGAAGATCGACATCGCGATCCAATGCCCCTCTAAGCGGTCCCTATTACACCGGCGCAAGCTAGAGCCATACGGTCTTGCGGTGCACACCAGCGGGCGGGGGATCATCAGGCGAGCCATGCGCAAGGGCGTGGACCCGATAGATCTGGCCTTGGCGTGGTATCAGCGCAAAGGATCCGTGCACTTCGTGATCGACTACGACGGCACGATCTACCAGATCCTAGACACGGCTGTCCGGGGAGCTCACATCGGCGTGTCCAGACTCGAGCGTAGGCGCTACCTCAACGGCACCTGGCACAAACGCCTTAGTCATGAGGGCGTGGTGCGCTGGCATAAGCGCTGGCCCGGTTTCAAGAGCCCGCAACACCTCTACCCCGGCAAGAGCCCAAACGGCGCCTACATCGGTGTGGAGGTCCTACCGCTGTCCCATATGCGTGTGGTGACCGGTGGGGGGCATAAGGGGACGTGGTTTACTGAGCGGCAGTACTCAGCGGTTGCCCGCCTGTGGATTGCCCTGTGGGTACAGCACGGTACTTGGGGCTGCAACGCGCTATCCCCCGGCCCACGGCTGGTGGGTCATGAGGACGTGGACGCCTTCGGGCGGTGGGATCCGTTTGGCGGCTGGGACCCGGGCGCCATGCGTGTGCGGCCGCGCTTCGATTGGAATCTGGTCTTCGAGTGATGCCCCCTGTACACTACCCCCGCAGTGCTGTGCTACCATGCACGGACAAATCAGGCGTCCCGTCACGTGGTGAGGGGGATGGCCTACAAGGAAAGGCAAAATACAGTGACCCATACAGCAAACGGCGTACTAATTCACAAACAAGTTTGTGGCGGTCGCCTCGAGATGCGCGTCAACGACAAGCGCGCAAAAGGCGCCTACGAGCTTTGGACCTGCGAGAAGGGGCAGGAGTGTAAAGGATCTCCTGCTGCTCGTGGCTACCCTTACGTAGGTAGAGGTAAGTGCCTGCGCGAGCCCGGCCCGGTGCCTGATAAAGATCTCGACTTTGATCTGAGCGACACCGAAGAATAGAGCAGGGCCCTGGGAGAATGGCTAGTATTCGGGGAAAGCTCACACGAGAGTTGGTGTACCGGCTTGTTACAGCAGGTAACAACGTAACCGACATTGCCAGGCTCGCAGGAGTGTCTCGACCAACCGTTTACGCATGGATGCGAGGGCAGGGTGCGCACGCAAAGTCTCTTGTCAAACTGGCAGAATTGACTGATGCTCACCTTCCTAGCGAATTTGATGCATTGCTAGAGGAGAAGAAATAAAAGAGATCCCGGGGTCTCTTTTTGTGCAAGAAAGGTGTTGCAAACGCACTACAATCTGATAGAGTCTTAGACATGGAAACGAAACACACCAACGAAATCGCCGCTCTCCCCATCACCGGGTACACCGCAAGGATCACCGCTCGCACCTATGACTCGACGGCACCCGACCGTCCCGGCGCGGTGGACGCTACTATCTACCTCGACGGAGTGGAAGTCGGCGAGGTGACCCTAGTCCCCGGGCATGATGGCCAGATCTCTACCTGGGGGCCGGGGCTAGATCACTGGGCCGACGACAGACTCTCCGACCACATCGAGAGGATCGGATACAACGGGCCCCTCGGCGAGATCGGCGAGATCGACGAGATCGTAGAGGCCGTGCGCAAGGCCGACACCGAAGACGACTCTGATCTGAGCGACACCGAAGAATAGAGCAGGTAGACGTACTCGGCTACACTGAGCGCGCCTAGGCGCGCTACAGGTTCCCCAGGGCGCTCATACGCTGCCCTGGGGTCATGCCGGACATGTCCGCTAGGGCTTGGGTCACCATATCCACCTGGTCGTCATAGGCGCCGTTAGGGAACGTGGCGAACTCCTCCACAAAGTCCTCGCGCCACGCGGCGTGACGGGGTAGGTAAACGTCCCCGGCCTCTACCGTGGGCAGACACGCCACAGCCCTCGAGACCTTACCGCCCTGAGGGTTGCACGGTACGACGCCCGAGAATTCGCGCGTTAGGGTCTCTATAGCTGCGGAGCCGTTGGCCTTGTCCTCGATCAGGATCTTCTGAATCCAAGGGTACTTCGCCTTCAGCGCTCGGATCTCCCCTATCATTTCGTTGTACCCCATTTTTCGCGCGATCACCTCGATAACGAAGCGCTTAGGGCCTCGAGCGATGATCACGCCCAGCGCTACCTGTGAAGTTCCCTCCTCTTTGAAGGTCGCGTCAACGCTAAGCGTGCTCTTGTCAAACTTGGGCACGCCTGAGGCGTTCATCTCGAGATTGTCATAGGTGCGCCAGAATTTCTTTTTGAACAGCCCCCCTTCGAGGGGGCTGGGGCGCTGCTGGAGCTGTCCAGCGGAGCCGTAGGAGCCCAGCTTTCGTTTTGTGGCCGCCAGTACCTTAGGCGTGTTTCGATCGGGGTGCAACACCTCACCTTCGGCTCGAGCGTCCACCCACCCGATGAAGCTAGGACCGTGCTTCACCTTGCACGCGGCGCACACGATCGGTTTGCCTTCGTCGTTGTGCTCTGGCTCCCTCTCCATGGGGATCACAAGGTGGTGCCAGTCCACGCCCTCAGCGTCGGAGGCGCCCTTATCGAAGATCGTCCCGGTCAAGTCTCGCTCGTGGATCCGCTGCTGGATGAGGATCCTGATCGCTACGCGCTCGTCGTTCACGCGGTTGGATGCTGCGCGCCACTTGTCGGCTACGGCCTGTAGCTTCACGTCCGAGACGTCTTTCGAGTCGTTGGGGTCGTCTACTAGGATCGCATCCCCGCGCAAGCCGGTCACGGTCGCGTTTAGGCCCCTCGAGACCCGGTAGCCGCCTCGGGTGTTGTGGAAGTTTCGTACCCCGTCCTTGTCTTTGCGGAGCGTCCATCTCTTGCGCTCGGGTAGGGTCGCGATGAACCGCTCGTGGTACCACTCAGAGGTGATCAGCTGTTTGCTCAAGTCGGCGTCACGGTCGGCGACGGTCGGGTTAGCGGACAACGCGAGGACGCGCCATTCTGGCTTATGGATCCACGCCCACGCGGGCGCGTACACGGAGAGGATCCGACTCTTGAGTGTGCCAGGGGGTACATTGACCGCCAAATTCTGGCAGATCTGATCGAAGTTGGGATCTGCCTGGGCTTGCCACTGCCCCTCGATCAAGGCTTGGACGTGATCGCACAGCACGTCGATGTGCCAGCCCCACTCAAGCGGGGTGGAGGGCTCGAGCACGTGCCAGCCTAGGCGCAGAAACTCGGCTAGGCTCCGCCTGCACAATTCCGCCTCGGACTGTACTAGCAGCGCCTGAAGGCCCGCCAGGGTGACGCCTGTGGGCAGTTCAGGGGTTTCAGACTGTGGCGGGGGACAGATCGGACAAGGGCCGACTAAGGCCGCTAGAAGGTGCTCACATGCCATCCGGCGGCTTGGCCTCAGCCATGGACAGGATCGCGCCTACCTGGTCTCGCATGGCCAGGATCGCTTCGGTGGGGACGTTGGACAGATCCGGCATACCTTCCGCGTCCTTGGCGTCCAGCTCGATCGTTGTGTTGACCGCTTTACCGAAGCCGCGATCAGCAAGCCAGACGAATGCGTCCCACACCTCAGAGTGCTTGTAGACATTTTCAGCGTTGCGGAATACCCCGAGCGCGAACCGCACGAGCTCTGCGCCGTCGTCGGTCTGGGCGCGGATCATGGCCGCTAGGCCTTTGAATTGCTTGGGCCTTCCTACGGGATTCGGGTTTGCAGTCCCTTTTAGGAAGCGTCCTCTACTGTCACGCGATACGGCGGGTGGTTTGTCTAGTACGTTGGCCACGGTTTTTTCCTTTAGGGAAGGATAGCACGATCCGTACCGACGTACAAAGGCACTACGCCCCGGCCTCTTCGATCTCGCTCATAGGTTCTCCCAGGTTTTGCCAATGCGGGGCGCTCGCCACGGGGGTGCGGGGACGGTTCCAGGGTGGGTTGCACGGTTTGGGCCCTACCGCGAATCTGCTGTAGTGCATCTGTCCGGCGTTGTAAAGGTGTAGTGCAGATAGACTACGCGCCGGGATCTTTTATTTGTTACCACTGAACATTTATATTTGACGTTTCATGTTTCAGCGTGGTAGGGTAAGGACACTAACCGGTTGGCGGTGGTGAGGCCCCAGCCAAGGCACCCCACCCGCATCCCGGCTTAGTGTCCTTCCCTAATACTACCTAAGGTGTGTATTTGGGTTTTCTTTACATTTGGAGTACAACAAAAAATGAAAAAGAGTCTGAAGCTAGAACGTAATGGTTATGTAGTACATGTAGAGTCAGCTCCTGGCAGTCCAGAGGAGGCCGCGCGCCAACTGGTCACACAAGCCGAAGCAATCGAGCGTCAACTAATCGAATCCTTCGGCAAAGAGGCCTTCGGCAAGAAAGGCGGGGCCAAGGTAGATGCAGCGGTGGCCACCCAAGACGATGAGGCTGTGTCTGCATGGCTAGAGACCCAAGACGCCCCACGGTCTCGGCGGTACATCGCGGAGCACTGTCCACTACCTACCCACCGTGTGAACGCCGCGGTCAAACGCATGCTGAAGTCCGGCGCTCTCGAGCTGCGCCCAGCCACGTTCACCGACGTGCGGGGTACAGATCGCCCCATGCAGGGTGTTTTCTTCGCCGATAGCAGCAGAACGCCCTTGCTACCAC